ACAACAATTACTTTATAATCTACCGTTATATGAGCCGCAAACAATGAAAGAGAGATTGTGCTTGACACTCCCGGAAAGAGCGACTATACTGGTTGAACAGAAAGTGTGTGGCACCTTTAATGGGCTTGATGATATATTTAAACAACCAGAAAAGAAGCCTCAAGAAACCACTAAGCCAGCAGATAGCGAATTACAATATGTTATGAATAAACTAAAAGAATTGGCTAAGATCGTTGGTGCCCTTAATAATAAAGGACAAATAGATTACACGGAGTCAGATCTAGAACCAGGATGGTCTAAAGTGCGCGGATATGTAGAAAAAACAGTAAAACAAACCATAAAAGAAGAAATATGTGTTTTGGCTTCAACACCTGGTAAAATTTACACAGATTTGCTTATTATTTCAACCTTGATGTCTAATAGTTATTCAACATTATCTAAAGGAATTGCAAGTCCGATTTCACCAGAACAATTTCTAGATTTTATGCTTGGAAATCAAGTCAAAAACACAACTGGTTGGTTTGGATGTACCTGTGGTAAGGGCAAACTAGGCTGTAAATAAAAATGATCTATTATCAAAAAGTAAACAACAAAACCTACTTTTATCAGGACCAGTTTATCCAAAAACTACCAGATGGTGATAAAGCCACTTGGTTTTTTAATAACATGGAAACAGGCTCATTCTATGTAGAGTCTGTAGCAAAACAAAAAATAGAAGATTACATTCCCTATTCCGAACTTGGTGATTGGGATAAAATAAATAAAAAATTTGAGTCTCACAAGAAGGCAGCAGAAGTCTGCAAAATAAAATTTGATGATCCAATGGATTTAATCCCAGAGGATCTTCTTAAAACCTATTATTATTTTCTAAACAAAGCTACCGAGAACTATGTTAAAGAGAACAACATCAACTCTTTTAATATGCATGTCTCTAGAGCGGCTTCTTTGGTTCAAAAAATCAAGGAACAAAGAATCAATCTAGACTTTAAACAGCTAGACGAACAGATCCTAAAGAATCCAAAAAATAAAAAAGTTATAGACAAGATCAAAGAAACAAATCGCATCATAGATTATGATGTTTTGGGTAGTAAAACTGGTAGATTGACTAATAATCCAGATGGAATCCCAATCTTGACTCTCAAAAAGGAGTTGAGAGGCATAATCAAACCTCAAAATGACCTATTTGCTGAGTTTGACTACAATGCAGCAGAAGCAAGAGTTTTATTGGCTCTGTCTGGTAAAGAACAGCCAGAGGGTGACATCCACGAATGGAACATAAATAACGTGTTTAGGGGGATGGGAACCAGAGAGGAAGCTAAAGTAAGATTCTTTTCATGGCTTTACAATAGCAACTCAGATGACTTCCTGTTAAATCGGTTCTACGACAAGGAAACAGTTCTAAAACAGTTCTACGATGGTAAACAGATCAAGAACCCATTTGGCAGAGTAATTGAATCAGATGATTTCCATGCTCTAAATTATCTGACTCAAAGCACATGTGCTGATTTGGTGCTAGAACAAGCGGTAAAGCTGGATTATTTCCTAAAGGATAAGAAATCCAAGATTGCCTTCATTATTCATGATTCTATAGTGGTAGACATAACCAAATCTGACTTTAAACTTCTGACAAAGATGTTAGACTATTTTGCAGAAACAAGATTGGGTAGATTTCGAGTTAATCTATCTGGTGGTAAAAACTTCGGAGAAATGAAAAAAATATGATTATCTTTGGTTATGGCAAACTTGGCTCCTCTGTCGCAAAAAGCTTATCTGAGGTCGCCAAATCAAGATTATTCACATTAACCAAGAATGATTTCCCTCCAATAAAAACCGTTGAAGAAGCAGAAGATAAGGCACCAAGCTTTTCACTTGACAATCGACCCGAAGATGTCGTATACTTCATCTGCAGTGGTGAAGAAAAGATCGCAGGCGGCATCCTAAGATCTTTAGAAAAGATAAAAGACTCAAAAATAAAAGTTACTTACATTTTAAGAGACGAGAACTTCTTAACAGAAGAAGCCAAAAAACAACAAAATGCTTTCTGTAAAATCCTGCAAAATTACGCAAGATCAGGGCTTTTTGTAGAAATGACTCTAGTAGAAGAAAAGAGTTTTAAAAAGTTATTTATGCCACAAGTCTCGCTAATGGACTATGAAAGTGTGTTTTCGCAAACTCTAGCAAAAATGATTTCTATGCTAAACTGGCTAAGAACAGAACAGGCACTACAGTTCGATGTTGAACCACCAAATGAAGCTTGTAGGGTGAATACAATGGGAGTTTTTGCAGAGACAGAAGAAAGATTAATTTACCCTCTTGACAATGTACGTCAGAAAGATGTATACTTTGCTTGTACGAAAAAAACATTAGAGACCGACACAGAGCTACTAGAAAAGATCAAAGAGACCTTGAATAGTTTGAAAAATAAAGAAGAAAACTTACAGTACAAGATAGTTACTACAGACTACGAGCAAGATTTCATTTATTTGCTCTATCACACTAATTTTATTCAATAGCGGGGCGAAGTAAACCAACAAGCCTCATAACACAAAGGAGATAATAACATGGCTATTAATATTGATAAGATGCGTCAAAAATTGGACGCCCTAAACACCAAAGGTGGCGATAAGAAGCTTCTATTCTGGAAGCCACAAGAGGGCGAACAAACAATCCGAATCGTTCCAGACGCAGACGGTGATCCCTTCAAAGAGTTTTGGTTCCATTATGGTGTTGCAGACGAGGTAGGTTTCCTCTGCCCCAAGAAGAATCATGGAGATAGTTGTTCGGTTTGTAACTTTACATCCGAGCTTTACTCAACCAAGGATGAAGAGGATCGCAAGGTTGCTAATCAACTCCGCGCTAAACAGCGCTTTTTCTCACCAGTAGTTGTTCGTAGTGAGGAAGCAGAGGGTGTTCGCCTTTGGGGTTATAGCAAGACTGTTTATGAGTCACTTCTAAATTATGTTCTAAATCCAGACTATGGTGACATTACCGATCCAGAGAGCGGAACTGACCTAGTTGTTTCTTATGGTAAGAAGGCAGGTCAAATGTTCCCAACGACTGATGTTTTGCCTCGTCGTCGTCCAAGTCCTCTATCAAATGACACAAGCAAAGCACGCGATTGGATGGAGACAAAACTACCTTATGACACGCTATTTGCTTCAAAATCTCCAGAGGAAGTAGAGGAGATTTTCCGCAAGCATCGTGACGGTGTTTCGGATTCAGAGAAAACCGAGACAGTAGCTTACAATGGTAAATCAACCGATGAGGTTGGTGACGCATTTAACGAGCTTCTAGCTAGTTAATAATCAAATGGGGAGGGGGGCGTAAGCCCCCCTGCTTATTAATGGAGATAAAATGGCTAAGACAACTGGTCGGCTAAACATAGCTGACATGAAAAAATTAATCAACAAGAAAGCAGGAATGGATGTAGCTTTCTCATTATCGGATGATAATCCAACAGAAGTTACGCAGTTTATTCCAACTGGCTGCAAATGGCTTGATGGGATTATCAAACGTGGTGATTGGGGTGGAGTCCCTGTAGGTAAGATTACTGAGATCGCTGGTCTTGAGGCAACTGGTAAATCTTACATGGCAGCACAGATTGCTGGCAACGCCCAAAAAATGGGGATTGATGTAGTTTATTTCGATTCAGAGAACTCTATCGATCCTGAGTTTTTGGCTAATGCAGGCTGCGACATTGAGAATCTTCTTTACGTTCAAGCTACCTCAGTAGAGTTTGTGCTTGAAACAATGGAGAGCCTACTGGCTAATAACCAAAGCCAAATGCTTTTCATTTGGGATTCAATGGCTTTGACTCCATCTGTTTCTGACATTGAATCAGACTTCAATCCGCTATCAACGATGGCAGTCAAACCTCGCATTTTGTCAAAGGGAATGGCTAAGTTAATCCAGCCAATCGCCAACACAAAATCAACTTTATTGATTCTAAATCAGCTAAAAACTAACATTACGAGAACTCCAGCAGAAGCTCTTACTACACCTTATTTTACTCCAGGTGGTAAGGCTCTAGCTTACTCTTATTCGTTACGCATTTGGCTTACAGCGCGTAAAGGTAAATCATCCTACATCTACGACGATAAACAGTTTAGAATCGGTACAGAGGTAAAAGCGAAGATCGAGAAGTCACGTTTCGGTACGCAAGGTAGAGAGTGTAACTTTAAGATTATCTGGGGTGGTGATGATGTTCGCATTCTAGATCAAGAGAGTTGGTTTGAGGCTATTAAAGGCTCAGAACATCTACAGAATGCTGGTGCTTGGTTTACTCTGCATTATAAAGATGGAGCAACTGATAAGTTTCAATCTAAACAATGGCTAGATAAACTTAAAGATCAGAAATTTCACGATAGAGTTATTGAACTTCTAGAAGAAGAAGTTGTTATGAAGTTTGATAAAAGAATCGGAAATGCCTCTAGTTATTATACATCCGATGAGGATGGTCCAGATTCTGAAGAGGAGCTAGATTAATGGCAAAGAGTAAAGTTGGAAACATTGAATATAAGGCTGGTTCTAAAAAGACTGCTGTAAAAAAGAAAACAAGACAAGGTCTTGGAACCTTTACAAAGTGGGCTTCTCATAAGAACTCCAAGCTTTATAAGAAAAAATATCGTGGTCAAGGACGCTAAAAACAGCTTGACTTCGGGTTGGACCTCTGCTAGAATGTTATCTCTAGCAGAGGTTTTTTATTTATGGAACGAATCATGATCGTAGACATGCTAAACATGTACTACAGGGCTTACATTGTTGATCCTTCTCTATCCGCCAACGGACAACCAATCGGCGGGATTAAGGGGACGCTAAAAATCTTACAAAAACTATTACGGGAAGTTAATCCAACCAAAGTCTATGTTTGTTGGGATGGTCGCGAGGGATCATCAAAACGTAGAGACACAATCAAAGAATATAAAGAAGGACGTAAACCTATTCGTCTTAATCGGGACATTCGAACTATGTCAGACGAACAGGAACTACAAAATAAAATTTGGCAACAAGTGCGATTAGTAGAATATATTAATAATATGCCAATCAGTCAGATTATGATTGACTACACAGAGGCAGATGACGTAATCGCAACACTATGTAACTTTCACAAAAACGAAAATAAAATCATTGTTTCAAGTGATAAAGACTTTATCCAACTTTTGGACGATAAAACACTTCTCTTTCGTCCAGTTCAGAAAGAAATAATGAATAAAAAGCGAGTCCAAGAGAAGTTCCTAATCCACCCTGCAAATTTCGCTTTGGCTAGAGCAATTTGTGGTGACGATTCAGATAATCTAGGTGGTGTAAAGGGTGCTGGACTCAAGACTCTTGCAAAATATTTCCCTGACTTTCTAAAAGAAGACTCATTGACGATAGATAAACTGATGGAAACCTGCGAAAATGCAGAAAACAAGCTGAAAATCCATGAGGGGATTCTACAAAATGCTGAACTAATCCAGAAGAACTATAAGATTATGCAGCTTTACACTCCATCAATCTCTACAACAACGTCAGGGATGATTAAGAACTGCGTCAATAACTATCCAAAAGAGCTATCAAAAACCAACCTCCGTAAAATGATGATTGAGGATGGGTTTGGTGAAATGAACTGGGAAGATCTGTTTTCTAGCCTGAATAAACTTCAAAGGGGTTAAGAATGTACCAAGATGATGTAGAAAATTTTTCTAAGTTTGGAGTTAAATTCCAAGAAAACTTAGTGAAGCTGATCTTCCTGGATCGATCGTTTTCAGATCGAATCGGAGAAGTTATTGACATTTCTTATTTTGACGTGGGCTATCTACAAGCGTTTGTCGAACTACTTTATGAGTATAAAACGACTTATAAGGTTCATCCCTCGTTAAACACGATGGCTTCTGTTCTGCTATCAAAGTCCAATAAATATGATGAAGTAATCTTCAAGCAAATGAAGGACTTTCTGATCCGAATCCACTCAAATCAGGACACAGAAGGTTCAGATTTTATTATGGATGCTTCGATGGACTTTTGTCGTAAGCAGAAACTAAAAGCAGCCATTATCAAGTCCGTAGATCTACTTAGAAGTTCATCTTTTGATGAGATTGCTGATGTTATTAACTCAGCTCTTAAACTGGGTGCTCTAAATGAATCTGGTTATGACTATCTTAAAGACTTCGAGCAGAGATTCTTGATTAAAGCAAGAGATCCAGTGTCTACTGGTTGGTCTGAGTTTGATAGCATTACTCAAGGTGGTTTGGGTAAGGGCGAGCTAGGTGTCGCTATTGCTGCTACAGGTGCAGGTAAG